GCTTCATGAAATTTTGAGACATTGAAACATAGGGGGACGGAATAGCATTGCCGGTGGTGGGGTGCTTAGCAAGGAAGCCAAACTCGCTGATTGCCTGCTCGCACTGGATCCACCGTGCCACACACTGAGCGTATTGTTCGATAAGCTGAGTAGTTACTAACTGTGCGCACCCTCGCTCCTTGAGCCATTGCCATGTATTGTCGAAAATTTCCGCCGCCAGTGTTGTGGAACCGTCTTTCTGTTTCGCGGTAAGATAGCCTCTTGGCTTTGGCATTGATTCTCCGGTAAGCTCCGTCATGTCTGTAAAGTCCATGAAGGTCAACTTTCGATTACCGGGATTGCCATCTAAAATTTTGTCGGCGAGGGCTTTCTTTTTTTGCCCTGAGCCAATTCTTGCACCGCCTCTGTTGGTGCCGTCTTTTGCCATATTCATCACACTCCTTGTCCAGTGGGGGATATTAGCCGTTTGAAACTGCGATTTCTCGCACGAAGCCCCACGCCGCTGTCCGCCTGAAAAAGTTTTAGAGATTCTGATATCCCCACCGGGGTCATCGGTCATGCCAGCGATCACCCATTTGCACGGTGATGCGGGCATGGCAGCTATGACACAGTGACATTAAATTGTCCTCGGCGTTGGTGCCACCACGAGAAAGCGGGAGGATGTGGTGGACTTCCTCTGCGGGCGTCAGCTGTCCTCGTTTCTGACACTCTTCGCAGAGTGGATGTGCTTTGATGTAGCGATCACGGATTCGTTTCCAGCCACGACCGTAGCGTTTATTGGAAGCGGGGTCACGCTCATATTGGTTGTACTGTTTGTCCATGACCTTCTGATGCTCGGCACAGTATTGCTCACGCACAGCGAGCCGACCGCAGCCGGGGTAGGCACAGGGACGTTTTGGTTTATATGGCATTGGTTCATCTCCTTGGACACAAGAAAAGCCCTGCGGGATTGCTCCCACAAGGCCCTCATGGATTCTGATTTCCTGATTTTATACTATCACAGAGGGATATATGACAAACAGTGACATTCAGTGACTTGTTTGCGGAACAACGATGCTTTCCACCGCCTCGCCGTGCAGCCTGTAGACATGACGGACATTGTAGCCCATATCAACTGCGATTTGTTCCCAGGTTTTGAAGCATAGGTATCGAAGTTCCAAAAGCGTCTGGTACTCTGTGTTGTCTACAGCTTTTATTAGCCTAACCATTTCACGTTTAAGATCTATAAGCCTGTCGATATCACGGTTGATTTCAGCTTGCAGGTCGATAATCTTAGCTATAGCATCAGCCATCGTTGATGTGCTGCGATTCGGATTTCGCGGCATACCAGTGAGGGTGTAGGTGCATTTCGTAGCCAATTCATTTAGTGAAGCTATTTGCTCTAGCTTTGAGTTGATACGCTGGTCGAGGCGATATGCCTGTCCGAGATATTCTTTTGCCGTCATACCGCCACCTCCTTATCAAGACGCTTGACAAGAAGTTCTGGATCAAGGTTTGTTAAAACACGAAACCAGTCAGAGTGAAAGAAGCGAAGAATACTTCTTTTTTCCCGTAGAGCATCGCGGTGATAAGGATGCATGGATAACACGCGGAGCACTTTGCGATAATCCTCAACGGCTCTCAAGATAATAGCGTTTGCTAAGTTTTCATATGGTGTGTTCATAATCTGTACCTCCGAATTTTTTGTTTCTCTCGGATTGGCACGGATTGTCGTAGATTGTCTCAGATGTGCAGGTCGGCTTTCACCGCATCGATAAGCGCCGCTTGGGTACTGTCCTTCTTGGACAATACCTTAAGAATCCGCTCGTCGATTGTGCCTTTGGTAACGATGTGCTGCACCACAACAGTTTCGGCGCTTTGTCCCTGTCGCCAGAGTCGGGCGTTGGTCTGCTGGTAAAGCTCCAGTGACCATGTCAGCCCGAACCAGACAATGCAGGAGCCGCCGTTTTGAAGATTTAAACCGTGACCGGCAGAAGCTGGGTGGATAAGCGCTACAGGAAGCTCACCGTCATTCCAACGCTTGATGCTCTCGGAACTGTTCAACTTGGAGAACGGAACATGTAGCTTATTCAGCCTCTCTGTTATTCGGGCAAGGTCATGTTTGAACCAGTAAGCTACCAGAAGTGGCTTTCCACCAGCGGCTTCAATAATGTCCTCCAGTGCGTCCAGTTTTTGGTCGTGAAGATTCACGGTACTGCCATCGTCGGTGTAGATTGCGCCGTTTGCCATTTGACAGAGCTTGCCAGTGAGAGCAGCTGCATTCGCAGCGGTGATCTCGCTGTCCTGAAGCTGCAGGACTAGGTCTTGCTTCAGGCCGTCATATCGTTTACGTTCCTCGTCGGATAGCCTGACGGTATATTCGCTGCTGACTAACTCTGGCATTTTCAAAAGGTCGGTGGAGCGCATGGAAATGGTGATGTCAGCTATCTTGTTATAGATGCGTTGTTCCGCTCCGGGCAGAGGTTTGTAGGTAAAGATGACCTGCCCATTGCGCTTGTCTGGCTGAAAGTATTCAAGCCGATAGTGGCTGATAAACCTTCCGAGCCGAGCGCCCATGTCCAACAGCCGAAATTCTGCCCATAAATCCATGAGACCGTTGCTGCTGGGAGTGCCGGTTAGCCCAATGATGCGCTTGACCTTTGGCCGCACCTTCATCAATGCCCGGAAGCGTTTTGCCTGATAGTTTTTGAAGGAGGACAGTTCATCGACCACCACGGTATCATAGTTAAAAGGCAGTTTGCTGTCCTCAATCAGCCACTGGATATTTTCTCGGTTGATGATATAGATGTCAGCAGGTTTCATCAGCGCCGCACGGCGTTCAGCTTCGGTTCCGACAGCCACAGAGCAGATGAGGTTCTGTAGGTGATCCCACTTATCCGCTTCAGAAAGCCATGTGTCCCGTGCTACTCGTAATGGGGCGATGACCAGAATGCGATGCGCTTCGAAGCTGTCAAACAGCAGGTTATTCAGCGCCGTCAACGTGATGCTCGTTTTGCCAAGGCCCATATCCAAGAGAACGGCGGATATCGGATGCTCCTCGATGTAACGGGTTGCGTAGGTCTGGTAGTTATGAGGTTCGTATTTCATCGAGAATCCCTCCAATCTGCTGTTCATCATCAAGTACATACACCTTGAAGCCGAGCCGCCGAAGCAGTCCGTGTCTCGCTAGCTGTAATGGACGCGGCTTCTCTCCTAGGGCCTTTACTTCCACGAAGCCAATATGACCATCCGGTATAAGCACAATACGGTCAGGCATTCCATCGAAACCGTGAGAAACAAACTTCAGGGCGATACCACCAGCGGATTTGACTGACTGAACCAGTTTTTTCTCTATTGCTTTTTCTCTCATATTCGTTCACTCCATCAGAGATTTTTATAGGTGGGGTAACCTCGACGCACGTCATATCTAAAACTTTTCTTAGAGCAATTTTTTTGTCCCTAAGAGACTTTTTGTATATGACCTTTATCGAGGTTACCCCATAGTCCTCTTAGGTCAGAAATTCCTCAAAATCTCCATCGTCGGTTTTTATCCTCAGTCCGGCGAAGAAACGCTTGTTTTTCACCTTGATACGGCTATATCCAGCAGCCTCCAGAGCGGAATAGAAGTCTGTAGTACTACGGATATATTCGTTGGTATCAATGCAATAATTCCGATAGGCCTGATAAAGCACACTGGAGCTCTCGCGGAAGCTGGCATCAAGCTCACATTTGTCCTCAAGGAAATGGGCAAACCAGTCGTTTTGCGCCCGGTACTCCGCGATAGCTTTCTGCACACATTCTGGCACCGGGATTTTGTAGTCCAGCGCAATGACATTCTTGGCGCCTTCGATAACCCAAGCCAATATGCTTTCACCGGCGTTCTGATAAAGATACTCACTATAGTTCTTGATGTCGCTGGTGCCATCAATCTTAGCGTCGAACGGGATCACGATTAGCCTGCGCCAGATACCATCGTCCGAAGCACTGACCTTAGGCAGGTGATTTGTATAAAGCACCAGTGTGTGACAAGGCGTGAAGCTAAACGGGTCCTTATACTTTTTCTCGGCGAACACATCATCAGTAGAGCAGAGTTGTTTCACGATGGAGTCGTTGAGCCGAGCACCTTCCTGTAGTTCTGCAGCGATGAGCAGGCGCTTTCCCTTAACCTCCGCCATCTCCGGTTTGATGTTGCGACGGCAACCTACCGTTAAGGTATCAGCAGAGATGTTGCCGCTGTAGAGACCCAGCACACGGGAGATGGCGTTCCAGAAGGTAGATTTACCATTGCGTCCGCCGCCGTAGGCAATGATCAGAGCTTCTACATATACCTTGCCGATGGCAGCCAGCCCGCAGATCATCTGCACATAGTCTATAAGCTCCTGATTTCCACAGAAGATGAGGTTTAGGCTATCTTGCCAAAGTTGTGCGCCCTTATTGCCGGGCGATACTGAGGTCATTTTTGTGATAAAGTCCTCCGGAGAATGTTCCCGCGCTCCATCCATACCTTTTCGCAAGTCGTAAGTAGCGGCGGGTGTGCAGAGCAGGAAACAGTCTGCGTCAAGGTCGCGAGGCGAGATTTCCAGCATGGGCCGCGACTCCTTCAGCGTTGCAGTGATATTCTTGGAGTCTCGGCGTCGAATAACGAATGACTGATATGCCTTCGCTGCAAGGAAAGCCTTATAAGCCTCAAGCTGAGCATTGTTCATCAAGCTTTCAGCTTTGCTTTTGGATGCGCCTTCGAGAATTGTCTGACCACCGTTTTCCGTCAGCAGCTTCATCGCTGCCAGCAGATCTTTGGTGGCTTCCTCCAATTGTCGACGGGTCAGTTCGTGTGCGACTGCCTGTGCGCCAGGCTCACTTTCCTGCCAGTAGTGTTCGTTGTAACGGATAAAATGTGTTGCAGGTGAATATCGCAATTCGCCGGAGAAGTGCTTTGCCAGCACTTCAGCTTGGCCAACATCTGAGAAGTCGCCGGGCTTATATGAAACGGGATCGTTATATGTTTCTGGCGGAATATATCCGTCCTGCTGCTGCACCTTTGCAAAGAAACGCTGTGCGCTGTGCCAGATAGTCGAAAGCTCGAAGTCCGGAAGAGGAGGATCGCATTTAGCAGCCTCCTCCATAAATGCCTGATACGCTTCTTCGCTGTCGCCATATTTTTTGATGACCCGACCGGCGAAGCGGGAGAGTCTAGCGTTGCGGCTGCCCTCCGGAATAACCTGACTGGCACTATACCCGCCAGCCATATTTACATCGAAGTCGTCACCCGCCAAGAAGTCCGTTAGATTCATACAGCCATCGTGAATTTCTACCTGTGGCGAATTGGTGCCGAAAAAGAATCGAGCAGAGTCCAGCGCTTTCGTGTCGAAATATGGAAAGATGGCGTTGACTAGCTTTTTCATGTCGCTATAACAGGTCGCGTCGGTGACCCGGTCAATGGGAAACAGCACATGAAACTTAGGCCGAGCAGGTTTTCCATTTTTCTCGTGCATATGTGATCGACTATAGTGAACGGCAAATGTGACGCCGGGAAAAGCTGCTTCCACATCAGCAGGCTGCATCCATTCGTCAGGGTTCTCGGAGTGGTCATTGTCACAGTCCACCGGCAGGCAGTCACTACCTATGAAGTTATCGCCGCTACGATAGTTGTTGCGGTACTCCGCGCAAACATAATCCCGACTGACTGCAGAAGAAAGCTCCGCTGCATCGGTTATCTCTGCTTTATGCGGATAGGAGCAGTTGCTGGGATTACTGATGAAGTCAGAATGGTATATGGTAAACATCTTGAACCTCCTCCAAATCTTCTGTGAAGTAGCGCAGGCGGTAGTTTTTCCACCTGGCTCTTTTGATCTCTGCCTGCATACCGGGAGAGATTACGCTGCCAAATACCCAAACTTCGGAGCATTTGCTCATCAGGGCATTTCCAAAGAATAAACCCAGTTCACGCTCTTGCGGGTTGGTGTCGTCCATAAACTGTGGAAAGAGCAGATGCGGTGCGATCGGTATAAAACCCCTGTCCACAGCAAACCTGCTGTAAACTCGCGCAGCTTTTACGTTTTTTTCAATGTCTCCCGCATAGGGAGAGCAGATATATACGATTGGCCGGAAAGCGCGGAGTGCGCGTTCCTCTTTCTCGATCAGCAACAGGGCTTCGTAGGCGGTTGGGTCAGGGTAACCCTCGCTATTGCGTTTATCTATACTCATTGAGAGCCTCCTTTCGCGACGGGCTTCTTGTCCATCTCTAATATCCACTGGAAAAAAGGAAGCCCATCGTACAAAACATCCTTAGTCTTTTTTATAGAAATCCGTCTCGTAGCCATCGGCCCGGAGTTGTAGGCCTTTAGCCCACAGTGGCGTCCTGCTCATCTGTTCACAGACCGAAGAAAGGGACATATGCGGGTCGGTTTCGATGACAATCTCGTCGTGAATATGCATGACAATGGAGCAGCGCCGAAGCGTCTGCATCGCATAACAGAGAATATCGCGGGCAGTCGCCTGAACAATGTTCTCCACTAACTTAGGTCCGTAGGAGTCCAATCGTTCCCATTTCTTCGTGCTACCAACACCTTCGTAGGTGATGCAGCTCCCTCCGAACTTGTTTTCACCGATACGAGGCTTCACATAGGCAAGCCGTCTGCCGCTTGGCAGCGTGATAAACAACATTCCACTATGGCAAGTGAAGGTGATACCGTGTGTCGAGTTGGTGTGTTTATAGCGAACTGCTTCCATAGCGGCCTTGTCCACATCCCACCAGAATTTCACGATGTGGGGATTCGACTGCCGCCATGCATTCACCAGCAAAGGAAGCTCTTCTTCGGCAAGCCCCATATCAAGAGCACCCATCGCCTTGAGCGCACCGACTGAGCCTCCATAACCGAGCGCTAATTCTGCGATTTTGCCTTTTTGCCGTAGGTGGCCATTGATGCCATGCTTCTCGACCGGTACTTGGAACATCTGCGATGCCGAGGCACAGTAGATGTCTCCGCCTTTTGCAAACACGTCCTGCCGCCATTGCTCATCGGCAAGCCACGCGATTACACGGGCTTCGATGGCGCTGAAGTCCGAAACGATGAGCTTTGCACCAGTTCTTGGTACAAATGCGGTACGGATAAGTTGTGAAAGTGTGTCCGGTACATCTTCGTACAGCATTTTGAGAGCGTCAAAGTCGCCGCAGCGAACAAGGGAGCGGGCCTCAGCCAAATCCTCCAGATGGTTCTGAGGCAGGTTTTGCATTTGGATAAGGCGACCTGCCCAGCGACCGGTGCGGTTTGCCCCGTAAAACTGAAACATACCGCGAGCTCTACCATCAGAGCAGACCGCGTTTTCCATCGCCTGATACTTTTTCACCGAGGACTTAGCGAGCTGCTGTCTGAGGGAAAGCACCTCCGCAAGCTCAGGCGGCGCGGATCTCAAGAGCTCCACGACTGCCTTTTTACCGAGCGTGGCGGTCTCCATGCCGTTGTCCGAGAGCCACTGTTTCATCTGCTGCACGGAGTTTGGATTATCCAACTCGGTCAGCTTCTTCATTGCCATAGTCAGCTCAGAACGGGAACGACCATCAATGTCGATGGCTTCCTTCACCAGCGTCATATCCAGAGCTACGCCTCGGTCGTTGATCTCTTGGTCGAGGTGATACTCGTCCCAGACGCTGTCTTGCACAGGAAACTTAGAGAGCTTTGCCTGTATGGACATCTCGGTCTCCACATCACGGACGTTATAATTCTTGAATGCCAACCACTTATCCGGCGCATGATAAGGAAAATTTCGGATGCGCTGGCCATTTACTTTTGTCGGAGAGCAGGGCTGGCAGAAGAACTTGATGAGGTCCTTGCCTTCGGTCAGTTTTTGCTTATCTAGATTGAGCACAGAGCCGACGCCTTCCAGCGAAAGAGGCAATCCCATCGTCGCCGCCCACACCATAGAGCAGCGCCACGAAACAGGATTAATGTATTCGCCAGTCGGAAGCCCTAAAAATCGTGAGAGACAGATCCTCTCGAAGTTGGCGTTGAAAGCCCATTTTGTCACAGTTTCGTCGGTTAGAGCGGTTATAACATCGCCAGGAATATTCTCACCGCAGGCAAGGTCAATAACCTGTACAGCACCACCATCCACGGAGTAGCCGAACAGTAATATTTCAAAATCCGGTGCTTCGACATAGCGGTAAACACCGGACTTAGCAAGGTTGACGCTGGAAAAGGTCTCTATATCTATACTGAGTGATTTCATATTCACCGTTCCTTTATAGACCGAAAGGGTGGTAGGACTTTTCCCGCCACCCACGGTCCTGTGTTTATCGGTTAAGCTGCTCCATACGCTTCTGGTGGTATTCCTCATCACGAGCTGCGCGATCCCTTTCAAGCTGGAGCCTTTCAGCCTCCCACAGTGCATTACGCTTTTCACGCTTGCGATCATCAACCGCATCCAGAATCGAGCGGACGATCCAAAATACCGCCAAAACAAGGTAAAGACTGAGAAGCAGGACACAGAGAATAGTAGTTGTTTCCATAGTCGTTGTCCTCCTTAGTTCAAGAACTCGTCGTCATCATCGGTTGCGAAATCAGACTCAGCAGAGGCTTTGCCGCCGAGATGCTCACCGTCGCGCACCTTCTGCAGGTTGTTCAGACCGCAGGCAATGCCCTTATTGCCATTACTGTTAAATGCGTAGAAGCTTATGCTGGCACGACCGTACACACCGGAGTAGACCTCGGAACGGGTTAGAATCGGATTGCGGTCGACATCCACAATGCCGGGTGCCGTGGTTGCATTGGCGTTGATAAAGTAGGAGTTGGTGTAGGCTTCGTCGTCCGGACGCTCTGCATCACCATCACGAAGGGGTGTCTTGAGCGCTGCCAGAGGAGGCACGGTCTTACCGTTGCCCTTGAGCTTTGACTCACCCTCGTGGTAAGCCGCTTCGATAGCTGCCTTGATTTTTTCGACCGTCTTAGTATCGGACTTGGGGATAATGAGGCTGACGGAGAACTTCGGTGTACCGCCGTTGATACTTTTGGGCTCCCAGACGTTTGCATAAGACCAGCGGGTGTTGGGACCAGTGATAACCTTCATTGGGTTGTTGACTTTCGTAGTGCTGTTATTCATAATCGTTTTCCTCCATAAAATCATTTTTGGCTGTATTCATCGCCGAGCGTTTATCGCTCTCCGGCACGAGCGTGGGTTTGCCCTGCGGCTTCTCGATATAGGCCGCGAGGAGTTCATCAAAACGGGATTTACCGAGCAGTTTCTGCATGGCGGTGACGCCCAGCACCTTGTGCTCATAGGGGTCAAAGCCAGCGTCAGTGACCACACCAGCGACCGCTGTTTCGTTCGTGTATCTGCGGTTCGAGCGCCCTTCGACCAGTTTCCAACCGTTCCACTTCTTACCGCTGATTGCCTGCTGAAGTGCGTATTCCTTAATGTCCGCCGCCCACGATACAAGGTCATCAGCACGGACGAGGATTTCCTCGACTTCTTCATCAGTCAGTAGCGGCGGGAGCTTAAAATCGTAACGGGCGAGCTCCATATTGGCATCTGCTCTGGCGCGACATTCGTGTTTTGCTTTACAGAAGCCGCACCACTCACCGCACAGGAAGTTGCCGTCACCTGCGAAAGCAAGGTCGGCAGCGGGTTTTAGCACCTCATCTGCCCAGCGGTAAAGTTTGTCTTTTGAGATTTTGTAAGTGCTGACATTGTCACGTCGGGGCTGATAGATAGTCATGCGCACCGAGTTGATGTCGTAGATTCCGTCAAACAGCTCAAGAGCGCCGAGCGCGTAGCACTGCATCTGCGGGTTTTCCTTTGCACTTACAAGCACGCCCAGACCATGTTTGTAGTCAATGATCTGCAAGGTGCCGTCTGCGATAATGATGCAGTCGGCTGTGCCGAAGCCGGACTCTACCCAGCGGGAAAAGTCCACACGCTGTTCGATGAGAACAACAGGATCGGTGCAGGTCTGCTTTGCTGTTTCCACCTGTTCGAGCACATAAGCGGCATAACCGGTGGCGCAGTCGTTCATTTCCTCGTTAAACCATATTAGGTTTTCGGTTGGGTCGGTTGCTTCCATGCCCAGCGCCTGACGGAGCCTGAACTCACAAAGCGCGTGGGCATCAGTACCCTCGGCTGCATAATTACTGCCCTTGTCATCGTAACTCTCACAGAGCCGAGCTGAAGGTGGGCAGTGAAGCCAGCGGTCCGAGCTGGATGCGGAAAGAATGGCGTGTCCTTTAGGTGGCATCAGTCAGTCCCTCCACATCTGCAAGCAGCGCTTTGTAGTTTGCCGGGTCAATGCCCGAAAGCTTGTCGGCACCGTACTTCTGGAGCAGAGAGCGAATCTGAGCAGTAAAGCCCGCACGGGACTTGTCTGCAAGAACAGCCCTAACCGCCTCCAGCGTCAGCACCGGCTCGGCAGGTTCAGCTTTCGGCTCTGGCTCATCGCCGCTGAACTGCTCCGCCAGCCAGTTAGCCGCGTCGTTGATAGCAGCAGCACACCTGCGCAGTTCTTCGATTGTCGCGGACATCTCGCTCATTTTGCTCATATGCTTTTCCTCCTTCCGTAGATTTGCTTTGGGCTGCGAGGATAGAAAGATTTCTCGCCAGCCTCTTGGACACGACACTGATCGCAAGCAAAGTGTCGATCAGTTCCTCGTCGGTGTCGTTCATTTGTCTTTTGTCGTTCATAAGGCTTCCTCCAATCTGGGACTTGTTGTTTTCCTGTCCTCACTACCCACTGGAAAAAAGGAGGCCCATCGTACAAAAAATCTGAAAAATATTTTTGCCCTCTGCCATGAAGCTCTGGCAGAGGGCAAAACCGTGTGATTATTTGAGGCCTAATATACGTTTACGAAGCTGGTCGAGCACCTGCTTTTCTCGGTAGACGACCTTGGACTTGTACCAGTCGCCACCGAACTCGTTCTGCAGGGTAGTTGCCATTTCCGTCTTGGAGCTACCCTCCATAAGTAATTCGCAGATGCGTTTGCCCTCAGGGTCACGCTCCGACAACTCGTCGAGAAGCTGTTTAAGCAGAAGCCTGTCCACAAGGATGTCGGAAAAGTTACCGGTCGGGTCCACAATCGTATCGATAAGGCTGAACCCATCGCCGTCAGCATTTTCCATTGGTGCGTCGAGCGAGATAGTGTTTCCGTCTGCACGATATTCGCAGGTGGCACAGTCGCTATCGCAGATCCAGAGTTTTGACTTGGGGCATACGCATTGACCGTTCTTTTGCGCTTCCTTCTGTAAGCGCCAGATGGGGCGGTAGTATTCGCGGTAGATTTCCTCAGTTACGGGCACCCACTGTTTGGTGCTGCGGATGTAGATTTTGCGTTGATTGTCCTGATTTTCCATTTGATTTCCTCCTGTGATTTGAATTGCGTGAGCAATCGCAGGAGGAAATTCCTTAGACTTTATGCAAATTTACACATATTTTGTTGTTTTTTGAGTTAGTGCGTGATAAAATGATTTAATAAGAATTGATATGAATTGATGGAAGTATTAATCCATCAAAGGCACCAACCTGAAAGCAATAAAAAAGTCCCTGCGATTACTCACAGGAACTATCCAAATGATGATTAAGTTAATGTCCAACGATGATAAGGTTAATAACGTTAATAGAGTTAAAAGTTATCTAGGGAGGCAAAAAACGTGACAAATAATGCACACCCAATTCTGTGTGGTGGCACCCTCCTCATACAGATATTAGAATCAAAGAGGACAACCGCCACACGACGACAACGTACACAGAGTGTCGCAGATACTATTCATGAACAGGACGTATTGCTCGGACTTGTTCAGATTGTTCAGCCCGACTATCTGAAGCCAGCAGGCGATACATTCAAAACCTACACCACTTATTTTAAACGATGCGCGGAAAATACTCCTCAAGATCTACAGTTCGTAGACGAGGCTGTGGTTTCGGCGTTTTTGTCACGTTATGAATCGGATTATGCCGGCGTTCTGAATGACATGACTAAGTTCGTGAATAACTTCATTGAATCTGGGACTACAAGACAAAAAGATATAAAACTAACAAGACGACTGATAGAAATGATTGTGAACGACAAGGGAGATCCCTCTATTCCTGATGATTATCCGTTTGTGATAAGTAAGGATGGTACCACGGTTTCAAAAATGGAACTTGCGACTATACCTAACATATACCTTCCTGCATTTCTTTTAAGCATATGGAAATTTATAGTAACCGAGCGCAAGGACAATTCTGTGGGTGCAGCAACGGTGGCCGCTTGGTCGGTTCCTCATGTACAGGGGCGTTATAGGGTTCCTGAGAGTTCATCTGCGCCTGAAGGTTTTACAGTAGACTGTGGAACATATGTGGCTCCAATCTTACATACATCAGATGTAGAATTTTCGGAGGAATTAATACCGACAATCGTTCCAAAGTTCATAATGCCAGATGTTTATACGTACCTCCGCAACGCTGAAGAAAAGTACAGTACGATGAAAACATTACTGTACAATGACCAACCCAAGCAATTCTATAGTTTCTATGTATGCAACAGAATCCGCTATAGAGGGCTTGATATTATAGCGGAGAATCGAGTAGGAAGACACCCGGTGAATATGCAGTTTATTGAAGAAGTGACAGTAGAGAAAATCAGGGAAATATCTCGCTTTGCAATTATCATCGGTACTGGTGGACTTGGTAAATCCATGATGATGCGCCATCTTTTTCTAAATGCTATAGCAAACTTTGACGATCTGAAGCGATTCCCGGTATTCGTCCCTCTGAAAGATTTTGATGAAACTGCGGACTCGCTGTTTGAGTATATTTACTCTAAAATTGGCGTGTTTGATAACAATCTGACAAAAGAACAATTTGAACAGATGCTTGCTTATGGCACGTGTCTACTACTCCTTGATGGATTGGACGAAATCGGTGTCGGTTCTGTTCAGAGGTTTGAACGAGAATTAGAGACATTAACTGACAAGTACTCTGAAAATATGTTTGTTTTGTCATCGCGTCCGTTTCAATTATTCGTTTCATATGAGCGCTTTAGCTTATTGAGGCTGATGCCTTTTAACCCACGGCAGGCTATGCAGTTAATAGACAGATTAGAGTTCCGTCCCGATGAACCAGGTATAAAGGCAAAGTTTCAAGCAGCCTTGGAAAAGACACTGTTTCGGACACACCGTTCATTTACTGAAAATCCTTTATTGTTAACAATCATGCTTTTAACGTTTGAGCAGTATGCAGAAGTACCGCTAAAGATGCACATTTTTTACCGAGAAGCGTTTGAAGTTTTAGCAAAACGTCATGATGCAAGCAAAGGAGCTTACAAACGCGCTCTGCGAACTGGTCTGTCTGTAGATGCCTTTGCCGATTATTTTGCTGAGTTGTGCTTCCGCTCGTATAATGATGAAAAGTTTGAAATGACCTCAGATGAGTTTACAGGATACTACAACATTCTGAACGCACGGGCTGTAGCAAATGATAAAAAGACTACAGCGAGCGATTTTCTTGAAGATCTATGTTCAAACTTATGTCTGATGTACTTTGAAGGTAACAGCTATCACTTCACTCATCGGTCTTTTCAAGAATACTTTTGTGCACTGTTCTTTTCTAAACAGAAGGATAAGTTTATTGCTAAACTTGGTGATTTCTTCGAAAAGCACCAGAGGCGAATGTTCGGCGACCGGACATTCTATATGCTCTACGACATGGTTACTGAAAAAGTTGAAGAGTATATCTTCCTGCCATTTTTAACCGCGCTTTTTGATAAATGTAAAAAAGCAGATGGATACTGGACTTTTCTTGAAGAGATGTACCCGCAGATAACTTATTCATCTGAAGATGAGTATCGTTTTTCACGTAGGATTGCTGAACCCCGTTCATTTCTGTTAAGCGCAAGCCTAAATATAATCGGGTTCAATGGTAGCGGGAGATATGGGAAAGACATCATTACCCTTGCAGATCTACCATATTATGAAGTATTGGAAACAGAACGAATCCCTCATTATCGTCAACGAACAGTATTTGATAGTAAACATGAAGAATATGACATCGAAGAGATCGAAGATGAGGAAACCGGGTATATATGTAGTTTCGAGGTTTCAGAAATACGAAAAGAGCCTGAAGAGTTCGATGATCTGCTGACCATACTGAACGACGACAAGTTTATTTTCAAGAAGCAATATCATGCTGTGCAGCGGTATATGAAGGAACTTGTAGCAAAACAAAAGACTGAAGACGACAATCTGCTTGATCTTTTGTAATTATATGAATAAGATGGTTTCTAGATGTTCATACTAATTCACATCAAATCAACTATATTCGTTGTAATTCAGTCTCCAGTATGTTATGATTAATTAAGTCTTAGACACAAGGCAATATTAGGAGGAAAGCAAATGTCTAACGAACCTGAAAAGTGGTCAAGCCTTGAAGAAATAGCTGAACATCTCGGTGTAAGCAAGGATACTATCCGCAACTGGATTAAAAAAGGCGTGATTCCATACCGCCGGATTGGTAAGCAATATAAATTTAAAATTTCGGAAGTAGACGCTTGGGTCGACAGTGGTAAAAGTGCCGAGATTGAGTAAACCGCTGATGACGACTTGAGGTCAGAGGGGCGTGAAAAGGTGATAAATTATGGATATTTCTATGCCGTATAACGGCACCCTTACTGCCGAGCAATTCCTGTTTTATGAGATGAGAATTGTATCGAAGCAGTATCTTGAACATAAGCCAATTGATGAGATTATTGCGTATGTCAAACGGGACAATTTGTTTCAATACCCGACAGAACGCATGATTATAAGGATTGCTCGCGCTTGTTATAAGCGACTGGTTGCGCTTGATAATGAGAAACTGGTCTATGAGGTGGCGAATGCACCTGTTGAGGTAGCAAAGCAAATTAACCTCTACGCAATGATGTGCTACAACCGTCTTGTACGCGAATTTATGGAGGGGCTGGTCGGTGAAAAGTACCGCCAACAGGACTACTCCTACACCAAAAAAGACATTAACATATTCTTCTCCCGATTACAGGAACAGAACGATGATGTGGCGGCTTGGAGCGAGCAAACGATAAAGAAATTAAAACAAGTACTTACAAAGTGCCTGATTGAAACAGGGATGCTTGATAGTGTCAGGGATACTACACTAAATCCCATTTTAATTAGTGAGGAACTGGAAACAGGTATCCGCGAAAATAACGACTTGACCGCGCTTGCCGCGTTCAACTGTTTCAGGTAGGAGTGTGACTATGGTAGATATCAAACAAGAACTGGATAAAATTAAGGTGCGCATCTCCGACGCGAATTTTCTCGCCAACAAAGGACTTTCTAACGAAGTAGGTATTCACGTTTTTAAATACGCACCACAATACGAACTCATTGTCCGCGACTATATTGAACGGCTTGTAAATACACCGTCCGACAACTATAGAGTTATTGAGATAGACATGTATAAAATCTTACTTGAGATCTTGGATGAAAAACGTGTACTTGGCTCAGTTCCGTCTCTGGAGGAAAAGAAAGGCAAGGATTACCTTCTTGCTCAACTTCAAAAGATAGCCACACCGGCAGCATTTCTTTCCAAGATGAAGTATGAGCCTCACCAATATGGCGATGTGATATTCCTGACTGGTGTAGGCAAAGTATACCCCTTCATGAGGTCACACAAAATGCTGGACAGCATGCAGCAAGTATTTTCGGATGTACCAATAGTTATGTTCTACCCAGGGGAATTTAATGGGCAAAACTTAAGCCTATTCGACAAATTCCACGACGGGAACTATTACAGAGCGTTCAATCTAATTTAACCGGAGGAAATTACTATGAAGATTCAAAGTATGTTCCAAAAGGACATAAACCGTGATATCAACGGTGTTATCAAGGTAGCTCAGGATGACGAACAAAGTCTCATACAGGAACTTAGTGAGTACATCATTACAAAAGAGCTTCGCCGCCACTTTAATACTTTCTTTGATAATTACTCGAAAGCCATTGACCATCCAACCGATAAAATTGGAGTATGGATTTCGGGTTTCTTTGGAAGCGGTAAATCCCACTTCCTAAAAATGCTATCTTATTTACTGTCTAATAAAGAAGTTGCAGGCAGACGCGCTGTAGATTTCTTCAAAGACAAATTTGATGACCCAATGATGTATGCGACGGTCGTACGTTGCACCAATATCCCTACGGAGTCGATACTATTCAACATTGACATCGAAGGACCTATTAACAAGGATAAAACGGCAGTTCTTCGCGTGTTTGCCAAGGTATTCTACAACCATCTTGGCTTTTATGGTGAGGACTTGAAAATTGCAAAACTGGAGCGCTTTGTTGATAAGCGTGGTAAGACCGAAGCATTCCGCAGAGTATTCGAAGAAGTCAACGGCTCGCCATGGGTGGAAGCCAGAGCTTCCTATGCTTTCTTTGAGGATGACATTGTGTCTGTATTGCAAAGCGTTCTTGGTATGAGCGAAATAGCGGCCCGCAACTGGTTCAACGGCGAAGAAAATGTCGACATGAGTATTAAGCAGCTTGTCGAGGAAATCAAAGAATATGTAGATTCAAAAGGTAAGGACTTCCGTTTACTATTCTGTGTAGATGAGGTAGGCCAGTATATTGGCGATGATGGCGATCTGATGATTAACCTTCAGTCCATCGTTGAGGAAGTCGGAAGCAAATGCCGTGGCAAAGTCTGGGTGATGGTCACGAGCCAAGAAGCTATTGACTCTGTTGTAAAAATCAGCGGGGATGACTTTTCCAAGATTCAAGGACGCTTCAATACACGTCTGTCTTTGTCCTCTGCTTCAGTGGATGAAGTTATTAAGAAACGTATTCTTGAAAAGACTGAAGATGCGGATGCGCTCCTACGTATGGTTTATGATAAGGAGCATGCTGTATTAAAGAACCTATTCACATTCAACGATGCGGTTCTGGATATCAAAGGCTATGCAAACAGTGCGGAATTCTCCGCGACTTATCCGTTCGTACCATACCAGTTCATCATTATACAGAAAGTACTTGCCGAAATTCGCAAGCACGGTAATTCTGGCAAGCACCTATCGGGCGGCGAGCGTTCAATGCTCTCCGGTTTTCAAGAAGCAGCACAGAAGGTGAAAAACAAAGATGAGAATGCCCTTGTGCCTTTCTCACAATTCTACGACACAGTGCATACCTTCCTTGAAAGCCCGATACGTCGAGTGATTGACCGCTGCCAGACCGCGGCAGATAAGCACGACGGTTTGGAGCAACGTGATGTGAGCGTCCTGAAACTGTTATATCTAATTCGGTATATTGAGACGATATTAAAGCAAATATTGACAACATTGCGATTCTGATGGTGGACGACATCCGCACGGATAAAATTATGCTGCGTCGTGAAATCGCTGAATCCTTAGAGCGATTGGAAGCACAAAATTATGTCGGCAGAAACGGAGATAACTACTCGTTTTTGACCGATGAAGAGCAGGATATTGCCATCGACATCCGCAATACTTCCGTCGACAGTGCAACTATCGTTCAGAGCATCGGGCAGACAATTTTCAGCGAAATCTATCCTTCAAAAAAATATAAGTACAATAAATATGACTTCGCTTATGACCAGTACATTGACGAAACTATCGTAGGTGCTGCTACGGGCGGGGTTCGACTGCGTTTTGTGACTGTCGCAAGTGACTACTACAACGCTCCCGAGCAGAAACTGATTATGGACTCGCAGGTCAACAACGAGGCTATTGTTCTGCTATCTAATGAAGTTCAGTATTTTGAAGAGTTAGAAACAGCCGCAAAGATTCGTAAATACATTAAGCAGAAGAACGTGTCCCAATTACCGGAAAGCATTCAGGATATTATCCGCAAGCGTCAGGCACAGGCACGTACTCTCGAAGAAAGCGCAAAGACGCAAATAGATAAGGCTATCGTCGGTAGTACATTTTTTATTGCTGGGGAAAAAGTTGAAATTAAGTACGGCGATGCAAAGAGCAAACTCGACGAGGCATTGAAACAACTGATTGAGAGCGTCTACTCCAAACTGAACCTCGTAAATACATTCTGCGAGAGTGATGCTGATATTCTAACCATCCTCAACGGTGAACCACAACAGAGTGGCTTTGCTGGGATGGGTAGCAACAATGAGTTTGCTTTAAACGAAGTTAGCCAGTGGCTTGAAGAACGCCACATGAGCCATGTCCCTGTTTCAATGGGTGATGTGCAGCGGCGATATCAGGCGATACCATACGGCTGGAGGGAAATTGATATTGCCGCCCTTGTCGCAAGACTTATTGTGTCCCAAAAAATTGAAATCAGGTATGGCGGTGCTGTAGTAGGGAAAGACGATAAAAATCTTGTTCGCTATCTACGTGTTAAAACTGAGATTGATAAGGCTAGTGTAAGCCGGCGTATTTCTCCACCAGAAGAGGATATGCGGAAAGCGGTTAAGTTTTTACGAAACTGGCTAGGTCAGATGAACATAGCTGAAGATGAGGATAGTTTATTAGAGTTTATTATAGACACATTAATAACAAAAAAGCAGCGATATGAAAACTTGATTGCCGAATATAACAATGATCGCTACCCTCAAAAAGAAGTTGTAATTCGAGCCATAGAGTTGATGGATAATATTCTCGCTCAAAGAAATGATAATGTGGCTCTCTTAAAGAGGTTACTTTCAAAACAAGATGAGCTGCTCGATGTTTCTGAAGATTTGGAGGAAGTTGAAAACTTCTTTAAAAATCAGAAAGGTATATTTGATTCTGCAAGAAAACTTCATGTAAAACTGCAGGACGAGCGTGATTACTTTGCATCTGATTTGGAAACCGGTGTTAAAATTAATGAAATTGGTTCAATTCTTAATATGGCCAAGCCGTATAAAAGAATTCAAGAACTTCCGACCCTTATGCAATCAATAAAGTCAGCTTATAATGTTCTCTTGGATCAAAAGAAAGAAGAAGTGAGTGGCATTATTACTTTATGTATGGGTGATGTCCATACACTTGCAGGCGAAGAAAGGAAAGTGATCGATGAGGTACGTAAAGCTGATGATCGATTTACAGAATTTAAACAAAAAGTTGCCGATGCTGCAAACCTTACCTCGCTTGATGCTATGATAACACAGCTGCAAAACTTTAAGGACCAAGTGTGCAAGCGAATAGAGGCTTTATATAATGATACCAGAAATTAAGACAGACAAAACGGCCAAAATAAGTTAGAATGGAACTATGGAAAAGAGAAGAAATTTTACACCGGAAGAAAAAGCAAA